GCATGAAATCGGCAAGCCAAGCTCGACCAGCTTGGTGCGTTGCATTCCAACGTTGCGCACGCGGCACAAAAACGCTTTCTTGGCATCTGCTTCTGTCTTGAAGCCGCGCACGGAAAAGCAATTTTGCTTTCCGTCTTTTGTGTTAAAAGCTCTGATTTCGTAAGTGTTAGACATATCAATCTCCTCATTTGATATATATACTTTAATCTATAAATTTGATAACTGCAATAGCTAATTTTTGGTATTTTGACATAATATAAATAATTGATATGGTCACGCCATGTATAAGGTAGAAATAGAAGTATCAGGACAGCCCCAAGGAAAGGGCAGACCACGCTTTACCCGCACTGGTCACACTTACACCCCGACAAAGACAAAAGAGTATGAAGCCCGCATTCAAGCAGCAGCATGGTCAGCTATGAAGCAGCATGGCCTAGAGCCGACAGACAGGCCGGTTCACGTTGATATGGTGGCTTTCATGGACATACCTAAAAGCTGGTCAAAGACCAAGAGGCTAGAAGCGGAATATAATGCCCTTCGACATACCAGCAAACCTGATTTGGATAATATTATTAAAGCTGGATTGGATGGCATAGTGGGAGCCGTGATAAACGATGACAAACAGGTTCACAGCATCAAAGCCAGAAAAGTGTATTGTCATCCTGATAGAGGGCCAGTTCTCTATATTTCGGTTGCATGGGAATAGCTGTAATCTGGCCCATACGTTTCACGCCACAGCTTCGGCTCACGATGGAGCGCGATTTTGGATGTGTCAAAAAGACCCTGATGATGCCCTTCACATAACGGGATACAGCTTAGATCTGAACGCTTGCTAGTTCCAAACCTATCATGGATGGGATGATGGGCTTGCGTGGGGCTGCGCTGCACTTCACCAAACGCCTCACAGATGCAGCAATTTTGCTGGCGTATCCATGCAAGGAACTTGATGCTTTTCTTATCCTTTGGAGCCTTGAGGCCCAGCGGCGGCTTATTTGCTAAGTTGGTCATATGTTGGATCGTATCCTATTGCTTCTGATAGCTTGCTCATAGCAGCCTCAAAGAAATCCATAAATTCTTTCTGATCCATTTTATCAAACGCAATGCTATCTGGAACATAATAAATCTGGCCCGTTACGCCGTTTATAACGCTCTTGTAATAGCCGCAAAGCATTTTCAGATCGTTGTGCAAGTGATCCTTTGTTGCCCACTTCCCTGTGGCCTTTACAACGCCTGTGAGCGTGGCCCAATAGAAAGCGTGATGCGGATTAGAGCGATTGGCAACTGGCTTTAAATCGAATAGCTGCCCTTCGCTGTAATCTTCCATCATATACGCAACGTGCTTGCTGATTGGTTCCAACGTGCCATTGCGCATAGTGACTTGCAAATGCGGATGATCACCACGGGATTTCATCATCTATATCACGCTGGGGTTGATCGTGTTCTTGATGCTGCACTTCTTCTCTGGCCTTGCCGCCAAGCAACGTCACGGCAGAAGCGCGAATATCCAGATAAGGCTTGTCGTTATAGATCCGCATTGAAAAATCACCAGAGACAGAAATCTTGATGCCCTTCTTCACATAGCTCACGATGGCTTGCGCTGCCTTGCCCCAATAGGCGCAATCAAAATATAGGACGCTTTTATTTGCGCCATATCCATCTTGAACGGCCACAGAGAACTTTAATACGGGTGTACCTTTATGCTCACGCAATTCTGCATCTCTGGTGACGTTGCCGGCGATTACTATATTCTTCATTTCATTAACTCCCTCTTGCGATTATTGTGAGCATCAAACAACATATCATACTGCTCACTTGTCAAACCGACATGCTCTATTAACTTTTTATATCTAGCCTCATTGGCCGCGAACTTCTCAGCATCACAATTCTTGTAAAACTCAATGGCTGCATCAATTCTGGCATTTAAATCAAGCTCCATCGATGGGCCTTTTTTATTTGCCACGGCTGCATTCCCATCATCATCCTCTGGCGCAATCCCTGCCAATCCCAGCAGCCCATAACGCCTTGCGTATGTAATCGCAGAGCCAAGACCCTGCATATCGTTCTTGCCCAGAACCAAATAAACCTTGCTGTTAAAATCTAAGCCAGATGAGTGGAGCAGCTTGGTTTCCACAAAATGCCCTTCCTCGTCCTTATCGTTGCGCTGTAGAACAGCAAAGCCATTAGCATGGAATGCACCCATCGTGGCGTTTACCACCGCTTCAAGATCAGCATATTTGCTTTTGAAGTGCGGGTTTTTGCTGTTCTTTACGGCTGCGCCCATTTCGCTTTGTGCTTTTAATAAAGCTTTAATTGCATCAGACATTGAGAGACTCCTTCAATCGGTTATGTTCCTGATTGGCTTTTTCAATACCAGTCTCAAGCGCATTGATCATCTGCGTGGTTATTAAAGATGGTATTTTGTTGTCGGTTGCAGTCTTGATAATCTCAAAAAGAACATGGTTCTTAATAACTATTGGTGTTGGATGCTTATGCATTATTTTCTCCTCAATTTATAAATCTTATTTACACTCGCCAATTTGTAATGTAAAGCATAATTATCAATTTTGCCACAAGGAATGAATGGTATGGAAAACCGCAATATATTATCTCTTAATAGAATGCGTGAAATGTTGGAGGATCGGAACATTTCATCAGTAGCCAGAAACACTGGCATCAATCGGGTCACGCTGTCGCAAATAATCAACGGCACAACAGATCCAAAATACTCAACTATGGAAAAACTATCTAATTATTTGGAGGAAAAAGATGGATAGCCAAACCAAACAATTATTGCAGCATTTGCGGGATCACAGATGCATTCAGCCAATGACAGCTTTGCGCCAGCTTGGGATATACCGGCTGGCCGCAAGGATCAAAGACTTGCGCGATGAAGGCCATGAAATCATCACTGATAGAGTCGGTCAAAAGCGGATTGCGGAATATACTTTGATTAAAGAAAAAACCCCCAGCGTGAACTGAGGGCTTTAGTCGAACAGGTAAATGCGTTATTCTTAACAGGCAATAAATCAACGCAGGGTCATAATACTTGGCCTTGCCCTAACAAACAAGGGTAAAATATGTCTCACTACATGACAGCTTTAGCAATGAAGCAAAAAGGACTCAAACCATCCACTAAGGTCGTGCTTTATTGGATTGCAGATCACCATAACAGTGAAAGCGGCGATTGCTTTCCAAGCCATAAACGCCTCGCAGAATTATCTGAATTGACTGATAGAGATGTTAGAAGGCAAATCAGCAAGTTAGTTGATGTTGGATTAATACAAATTGAAAGCAGAACAAGACCTAATGGGTCACAGACATCTAACAACTATATATTGTGTTTGCATGAAGATGATGGTCGGACAAATAGTCCTGCCCCCACGGACAAATTGTCCAGCCCCCCTGTATCAAATTGTCCTACCCTTAACCTTGGAATAAATAACCTTGTAAATGAACCTAATATATTGATCGAAAGATTTGATGAGTTCTATGCAGCTTATCCAATCAAGAAGGGAAAAGGCGCAGCAAAGAAGGCTTGGGAAAAGGCTGTAAAGAAAGCTGATCCCGATCACATAATTTCAAACGCAGCATTGTATGCTTCAAGCGTTCAGAACAAAGATCCTAAATTCATAGCACACCCAGCAACGTGGCTAAATGCTGAGAGATGGGATGACGATATTAGCAAAGAACTCTTGCAAGCATCCATAGATCCGCAAAATATGATGCTCGACGTTTTGAAATCAATGGGGTTAAAATACAATGCGTGAAGATCAAATAAACACAATGACTACGAAGCTGCTGGCGCGGCTAAACCCGCCAAGAGCAATATCATCTAATCCAGAAGGCATAAAGGCAGAGGCAGAGCTTCTATGCAAAACAATAAATAAGATGGCACCAAGCCGTGAATATCAACAGTGGTTCGATCTATTTGAAGAAGCGGTTTTAAGCAATCTGGAAACCCGTACATGGCCGACGATCAAAGAGCTTAAAAAGGCTGCAAAGGAAATAGCACCAAAGCGGCCAGAGTTTCGTGATCTTACGAATGAACCAGCATGGCATCCAGATCCCTATAAGATCAACGCCCAGCGCATAAAGAATATGGAGCCTGTTGGAGAAGAATGGATAAGCGGAAAGCAATCAGAGCAGCTTATGAGCAGGGGTTTAATTGAGGAAAGTGAGCTTGAGCCTTATCGTAGCTTCCTAGCCCACAGCGCACTTTATTGAAAAAGCAGTTTGACAGTTTATCTAAAATCTGTTCATCTGTCATTCCATTGAAAAGGAGATTGCAATGTCAATCATAAAACAAATCAGCCTAAGCAAGGTTGATCCAAACCCGTATCGGATGCTTGGAGATTATCCATACAGCGAGGAAAAGCTGTCTGTGTTAGTTCGCAGCATTAAAGATGTTGGCCTGTGGGAAGGCGTTATTGGGCGTGAAAAGGATGATCGTGTGCAGATTGCATTTGGTCATCACAGAATAGAGGCGGCTAAACGTGCTGGCTTATCTGAAGTTAATGTTGTTATTCGTGATTTATCAGATGACGATATGCTGCGCTTTATGGGCCGTGAGAACGGTGAAGATTACCGCACAGACTTTCTTGTGTTGCTTGAAACGTGGGAAGCGGCGTGTAAAAGCTATACGTCGCGCGACGTACAGGTCGAACAACCTGTTGAAATTGCTAAGTTTTTGGGTTGGGTTCAAAACAGGTCACATTCTGATTTTCCACAAATGAACCGTTCAGCAGAGGCTTGCAACAGTGCTTACAACCTTATTAAAGGCAAATACCTTGAGCGGTCTGATCTTGAAAGCCTTACAGTCAACGAGGCCAGAGAGATTTGCACTAGAGCGCAAGCCAACATGAAGCGTCTTGATGCGATGGGTAAGCAGGGAAATCGCACGGCTTCTGAGATTGAAACGTCAAAGAAGCAAGTAGCCAAGGCTGTAAAGGCAACCGCGAAGCAATCCAGAGAGGGTCACGTAGCTCAAAGGGATCTTCGCAGCACATTGGATGTAAATACTTACCGATTGGCAAAAGAGGCTAAGGTTAAGGAGCCTTTGTTTGCGCAGTTTGGCAATCAACTGGCTGATCGTATTTCTGCAATGCTCAATGATGATGTGAACGCTGGAAAGCTGGAAAATATCATTGATGCGCTGGATGTGATCGAGAATGAGCAAGACCATGCTGTTGTCACATCTATCAAGGCCAACCTTAAAGGCTTGTCAGAGCGCTCTATGCGCTGGCGCAGCAAGATGAGCAAAGAAAAGGTGGTGGAACTAAAAGCAATCGAGGGAGGCGCTGATGTCTAAGCATTTACGGAGAGAAGCGGCACGGGCTTGCCCGATACATCAAACGATTATGGAAACAGCAGCAGATCAGCTTTGTTTGCATGGGGTCTTTGAGAAAGATGCAATACTTGATCAGCTAAACTTGAAAGCAATGTCTGATGCTATTCGCTGGGATTACATCAGGGATTTCTTGCAGGAAGAGCAAGGTTGTGAGCTTGTTCCATTAGCAAGTGTTTATTTCAAACGGCATCAAAGGCACGATGAGATAGCAAACCCATCAAGGTATATTGCTGGCGGTCACGGCAAAAAAACTGCTGGATATGCAGCTATAACATCAAACAATGATCATCTTGTAGTGGCAAAGATAAAGATCAAACACGCCATCAGTAACGGGGTTGGCGAAGCATTTAGGAATTATTTACAAGCGGCTGAAGATAAGCGGGTTGGAAGTGGCCTAACGCCTTTGCAAATAAGTGTAGATAAAGCTTCATAAATTCATCAATTTAACCCTGCCTTGATTGGTGGGGTTATTTTGTTATAATAAACAAAACCGACAACAGGACACATCAATGCAAGAATGGCCCGCTGATAAAGTAACGCGCCGCAAGGTGGCTTCACTTATTCCATATGCAAGAAACAGCCGCACTCATAGCGATGAACAAGTTGCTCAAATAGCCGCCAGCATCAAAGAATGGGGTTTTACTAATCCAATCTTGGTGGACATTGATGGGGAAATAATAGCCGGTCATGGCAGATTATTAGCCGCGCAAAAGCTTAATATTGATGAAGTTCCAACGATGACAGCCGTGGGATGGAGCGAAGCACAGAAACGCGCTTACGTCATAGCCGATAATAAACTCGCATTAAACGCTGGCTGGGATAATGAAATGCTTAAGGTCGAACTAGATGGCCTCAAAGATTTAGATTTTGATATAGATTTAACCGGCTTTAATGCAGATGAACTTGCTGACCTGTTTCCAGAGCCAGAAAAAGCTGGGCTTACCGATGAGGACGCCGTTCCAGAAGCGCCAGAGCATCCTATAACGGTAGAGGGCGATATTTGGGTGCTTGGCAATCATCGGCTAATGTGTGGCGACAGCACAAGCATCGAAGCCTTAGAAAAGCTATGCGAGGGTCAGCTAGTCGATATGTGGCTTACCGATCCTCCTTACAATGTTGCTCTTGGTTATGATGAAACCCCAGAGGAGGCAAAAAAAAGAAATAGACGAACAGACGGATTAACAGTTTCAAATGATAAAATGACCGATAAAGAGTTTCGCCAATTTTTGACTGACTGTTACACTTCTGCGGATGCAGTAATGAAGTCTGGTGCAGTTTTTTACATTTGGCATGCAGATAGCGAAGGTTACAATTTTCGAGGAGCAGCCTTTGATATGGGATGGCAAGTCAGGCAGTGTTTAATATGGAAGAAACAAGTGCTTGTTATGGGGCGGCAGGATTACCATTGGATGCACGAGCCTTGTTTATATGGCTGGAAGGCGGGAGCCTCTCATCTATGGGCAACAGATCGGAAGCAGACAACAATATTAGAGTTTGATCGTCCGAGTAGGAACAAAGAACACCCGACTATGAAACCAGTGGAGTTATTTTCCTACCAGATGCAAAACAACACCAAAGGCGATGATTTGGTGCTAGATAGTTTTGCAGGATCAGGAACGACAGCAATAGCCTGTGAGAAGTTTAATCGTAGAGCTAGATTAATGGAGTTAGATCCAAAATATTGCGATGTCATCATAAAGCGCTGGCAAGACTTCACTGGCAAGCAAGCAGTACACGAAGCCACGGGCAAAACTTATGCAGAAACAAACCAAGTTAATGAGCATGGTTGAAGCCGCGTCAAATGTTCTTATTGGATATATTATCGCAACCGCAGCAACTTATGTTATATTACCATTACACGGTTATCAAATAACCACGCAAAAGGCGCTATCGATTTCATTGGCTTTTACAGCTATATCGTTAGCACGTTCTTACATTCTCAGGAGGCTGTTTAACAGATTTTAATATGGCAAACGGTGAAGCTGGCAGACCAATGATTGAACTAACCAAAGATCAAATTAGGGAAGTAGAAACCCTAGCGGCTGTATTATCTACAGATGACATTGCCGATTATTTCGGTGTAGGTCGCACAACTTTTTATGCGCTAATGGATAGAAATCCAGATATTTCTGAACGCTATAAAAGGGGAAGAGCCAAAGCAAAGGCATCAATATCAGGTGGATTAATTAAAAAAGCACGGGCTGGTGATACTACTTCGCAGATATTCTATTTGAAAACGCAATGCGGCTGGCGTGAAACCCAACACATCGATCACAGCAGCACAGACGGATCTATGACACCGCAAACAATAGAGCGCATAATCATTGACGAAGCTCCAGATCCAGACGCCTAGATGGGCATTGCCTTTGCTTCAAGGGCAAGATGGTCATCCAAGATATAGAGGCGCAAAAGGTGGTCGTGCATCTGGTAAATCACATTTCTTTGCAGAAGCAGTAATTGAGCGCCAGCTTATGAACCCAGATACTAGGGTCGTTTGTATTCGTGAGGTGCAGCGATCCTTGAAGTTCTCAGCCAAGCAACTGCTGGAAGATAAAATCAATGCGCTGGGCGTTGAGCATTTGTTTGAGATACAAAACACCGAAATAAATAATTTACGCGGCAATGGAATTATTATCTTTCAAGGTATGCAAGACCACACTGCCGACAGCATAAAATCATTAGAGGGTTTTGATATAGCTTGGTGCGAGGAAGCGCAGAGTTTATCAAAGCGATCTATTGAACTGTTAGATCCAACCATGCGTAAGGATGGCGCAGAGCTTTGGTTTAGCTGGAACCCCAGAAGCCCCAGCGATGCCGTTGAGCAAGTATTTCAAGAAAACAATAATAAATGTTTAGTTCACGTTAATTACAGCGATAATCCTTTCGCTCCAAAATCAATGGTTGATCTTGCTGAAACGGCAAAGGAGCGTGATTTTGACCGTTATGCTCATATTTGGCTGGGTGAATATGAAACAGTTAATGAAGCACAAGTATTCTATGGCAAATGGAAGGTAGAGGATTTTGAGCCTGTTCAAGGATGGGATGGCCCTTATCTTGGGGTTGATTTTGGTTTTCGCCCT